GAATCAATTTCAGGCTGTAGAGACATTTCTCTGTACTTAGTTACTAACTCGGCTTCGGTTCTTACCGTTCCGTCTAGGTCAATATAAGTGCCGTAAGCACCACCTGCGGCAACGATAACTGCTCCGTCGTCTGCTTCTTTCGGAGCAAAAGACGGAGCTGTATCAACAGGAACTTTACGTTGGAATTCGAATCCGAATAGTTTCATTTATTTTATTTTTCCAAAACGGAGAGGAGTAATCCCCTCTCTTTCACAATATATATTATTTTACAATCAGCCGCCAGGCTCGCCGGTGTCGATAGCAGCACCAGTTCCACCAAACTGAATCGGAATCCAATAATCGTAAGAGAATGTTACATCGAACGTCTGAATAGCGTTTGTGTTATCCCAGTCCAGAGCCATATTAGAAACGGTTGTCGGAAAAATACCAACAAACTGATAAGATCTAATAGCGGTGCCTTCCTTAGAGAACTGTGTTACATAAGCATCTGTATTCTTGTAACTGTTTGCCGCAAGAAGCTTTACGTTTCCGACAAACTGATTGATCTGATTTGACCAATCTTCAAACATATTTCTTACTAGATAATCTTCATCATTCATAACCGTGACGGACCAATCGGCGAAAGTACGATCGCCAGCCAACTTAATCTGACGACCAAAATACGGAACGTTTACTGGATCGATAGTTGCTGCCGGAACTTCGGAAGCGCGACAAGTAAAAACAAACTTATCGATTGTCGCTTGATCTTCGCCGATATTTGGATTGATCTGAACTTGAAAAAGGCTTGGTCTTGCGCCACCTAACGTAAGACCGCGACTTTTGAAGTCATTGATATTAAAAGCCATGTTCGTTACTCCTGTTTTTCTTTATTTATTAGAACTGACCGATGATTGTTGAGAACTGAACGCCAGTTCGAACAGCCACGAAATTCAGCTGAATAAAGTTGATTGAACGATTTGGCTTGATGTAAATATCACCCCAGAACTCATTGCGATCAATTCTTTCTGCTGTGTTATTTGTGGAGTCGCAAACAACCAGGAAGTCAGTTATACCACGACGAGCCTGAACGTCACGCAGATAAGGAACGACTAGGTTCTTAAACTGCGATCTTGTAAATTCATCGTTGAACTCAAACAGAGAGAATCTTGAAGCATTAGAGATTGATTTTTCAAGAGTGATGAACAGGCGACGAACATTGATACGATCAAAAGCAGAAGGCTTCTTTGTCCCCGTCTTATCGCCAAACAGAACGGTTCCTTGACCTGGGAATGTTACGATCGGATTGATCGAGTTTTTGTAAAGGAGATCTCTTTCGAGCTTTACTGGATTATAACGAAGCTTTACAATGTTTTTAATCTGACCGCGATTGAAACCGGCTGGAGAAAACCAAGCATCGTTTGTTGCTTCTGTTCTTGCTGCAAGACCAGCGATATCGCCGTTCAGAGGAACATAACGATAAACGTCGTTATAACGATCGTACATATACTTGTAACTTGAGTCGTACACAGCGTATGTAGAATCAGAAAGAGCGCCAAACCAGTTAACAAGTGAATTAGCTTCTGCACCGACATTGTTTTTTACAAGATTGTCATCTGGAGAAATGAACGCGACACAGTCTTTACGAGCTTCGGCGATATTCTGAATCAGATAATTCGCAAGCTGAAAGTTATTTACAGTCTGACCATTTACAGTTGTAGAACCGCCAGTTGGTTTACCCTGCATCAGTAGAGCAATATCGACTGTCTCTGTAGATTTATAAAGATCATACGCAGAAGCAAGAATGTTTAGAGGGGCTGTTGATTCTGTATAACCATCAGTTCCACCAGCGAACGATAGAGACAGAGGAGACATGTTAGATGAACTTGCGATATTCAGAGCAACATTTGAAACAGCACCGGTACGATCGTTAGCCCACCATACGTAAGCAGAACCATCGTTGATTACTGTTTTATAGTAAAGTGAAGCGCCTGCCTGAGACTTAGCATCAGTAGCACGGGAAACGTTCTCGTAAACTTCTAGAACTGCGTTAGGAATTCCAGTGAACATACCGTCTTGGTCAACAACCACTACGTGCATAGTATCAACGGCTGAAGTGTTACCGAAGTTTGTATTATAGTAAGAAGATACAGGAGCTCCATCGACTCTGTCGAAGAATTCCCAGTTTCTTGTTACGTTAATAACAGAAGTGTTACCGTTTGTTGTCGTATTAGCGACGTAATCAGTTGAAAGCTTATAACCGCCATCGAAACTTACAGAGAATGTTGATACCGAAGCGTTAGCAGTAACCGAACCAACAGAAGTAACTTTCAGATACTGAGTTCCGATAGAACTGTTTCCTACAGTTACAGCATCACCGACTATTAAACCATTCGCGATTGTATTTGCATAAGTGTTAGCTGCGCCAACAACGCCATCAGAAGTGAACGAGAAAGTACCTGTGTTCGAACCAATGCTTAAAGAGAAAGAACCAGTAATCGTGTTACTTGTTACGGTTCCAACAAGAGCGAGGTTTGAGCTGTATGCGTTAACGCTGTCGCAAACCGAGATCTTCAGCGATGTTCCAAGATAACCAGGATACTTTGCGATATAAACTGCATTTGAAGAAGTGTTACCATCACGAACGTTTAGATAATCATTTCTGTTCTTTACAACGTTAGCCGCTACGTTTGCTACGTTCGTATTTGCAATCGCGTTAAACGCGCCTTGAGCAGCATTTGAGCTAGTCGTATTGGCAGCACGAACTACGTAAAGAGAAGAACCGTAACCAAGAAAGTTAGCGGCAGTGAAAAAAGTCTCGTAGTTGTTTGATGTTGGTTTACCGAATGTGTTAACGAGAACGTTTTCATCGGTTACCAAAAATCTTTCGCCAACCGGACCCCAGCGAAAAATGCCGGCAACTGCACCGGTTGAAGTGGCTACGCCTGGAACAACTGTAGTAAGGTCGACCTCAGTTACGTTTACGCCAGGACTTATTTGATATGGCATTTGTTATCTCCTTTCGAAAGTATATAATAATCGAGCGTTTCAAACTTATTTATAAAAACCCGTGTTCTGGCTCGTCGCTCATCCATCCTCTAATAGTCGGAGCCTCGACTATTTCAGCATGAGTCATACCATTATCAACAAATCCAAACGGAGTAAGATCCTGTGAAATTTCTTCATCTGTTTTTTCGCGGAGCCTCGAAAGTGTATTTATCGATGTCAATTCTTTGAAATACATCTGATCCGAAAGCCAGGCGAACAGAACCAAACCCATAACCATATCATCATGTTTGCCGGACTCAGCTTCGTAGGACAATCCTTTTCTGGAAAAAGTAGAGAGTTCGCTAATAGTTTCAAAATCATTTATTACAAACTGATTTTGTTCGATGAGAAGCTTCAAGATTGAACAACCGACAGATTTTACTGATTTTGTTGTTCTGATACCTTTGTCGATATTACCGCCGAAACCTGAAGTGATTCTCTTGCCGCTTCTGCCAGCTGATTCTGTGAACAGAACGTTATCGTATTCAAAATCATAATGTAATGAATTTGCTACCTGACCACCCATGTTATTGATTTCAACAAGAACAACAGCGCTGTTATACGATTTGCAAACTCTGAAAACAATCTCAGCATAGTCAATTGGCGACACTAGATTGTTACGGTAAGTGCAGACCTGTTTGTAAGGCATAGAATGAACGTCTATTATACTGAATGCCGAGTAGTCTAAACCTTTGCCCTCTGAAACGTCGACGATACAGACGTAAGGGCGATCTTTTACAGGTTGTTCAAATAACTGTAACCCATTGTTTTTATGCATTGGTATTTTGTATACGAGCTCTTTTAGTTTCCAACCAGCGATAAGAGTACCAGAGCTACCTTGGAATTCTACACAGTATTCTTGATCAAACTTTTCTGTATCAAAATTCATCGCGGAAAGAGTGTCTTTTCTCCAGGCTTCGTCTCTTCCTGGAACGTCATGCCACATGACTTTGATTGGCTTGTAATTGTTTTTACCTTCGGACGAGTTCTGCCAGATTTTGTAGAAGTGATTTAGACCGTTTGGAGTTGAAACCAAAACGATCTTTGATTCAGTACCGGATGAAATGGTAGGATAAACTGACGTGAAGAATTCGTCCCAGTTCTCAATGAACGCAGCTTCGTCGATAAACAATAGGTTGATAGAGTAACCACGAATGTTATTAGAAGAAGTAGCAGCTGCTATGACTCGGCTATTATTCTCTAACTCAAACGATCCTTTGTTCCATTCTTTTACACCCTGTTGCAACCATTTAGGAAGATGCTGATACGCCAGCTGAATACGCCCAAGGATTTCGCGTGCTGTATCACCTTTATTTGCAAGTAAAGCGACGGTTTTGTCGGCATGGAAAATGATATACCAAAGAATGAATCCACAAGTAGTAGTTGACTTACCAGCCTGTCTAGCCGTAGCGATGACAGTGTATCTTTCTTCCGCCATCGTCTTGAGCATTTGTTCTTGATATGTATAAGGAACGAAGTTAACCAGACCACGGTTGATGTTGATGATCTTCATGTAAGTTGTAACGAAGTATACAACATCGTTTTTGCACTTCATGTATTCTTGCACTAATTCCGGAGTCCAGTTTACGGAGACTCCGCTGCGCTTTAGATTAGGATTACCAAGATAACTTCTGAAATTGTTAATCTCATTCACTTTTTCATATCCTCGATCATCTTCTGAAGCTCGGATGTCGAGCCTACAAAAAGATTATTCGTGACGTGTTTTTTCGCTTCTTCATCCTGAGGAACATCCGCTTTATCAATCGTTCTGATCTGCTGCTGTATGTCAAGCAACTGTTTAGATGCGTTGGTAACTGTGTCCATAAGTTTAGCGAGGACCTCGAACGCTCTTGGATTTTGAGACTGATCTGCGATAGTTGCAAGTTTTGCGATAGCGTCAGTACCATTTTCTATAACCTCTCGAACGTTCGCGCGCGCGAAGGTAAAATCTTCTTTAGCCGAATCATTTCTCGCCGTGTTAACGATAGTAGAAATTGATTTACTATAGTCTGGTGGGACAATTGGTCCCAGATTCAATGCCCTGTCGATTGGGCTCTCATCATCATTATTGTCCATAATCCCGTTCCGTGATGTTAGTTACGTAGCCAAAATCGTCTGTTGCAACAATATTAGCAACTGGTATTGAAAGGCTAGAGTTTGAAGTTGGTTTACCATTTGCAGTCAATCCAGGCTGCACCTGGATGTATGATACAACCGGATTCGATGTATTTGCGACAATGTCACCTTTTACGACAAAGAATTCTGTATTTGAAAACTTGATAACTTTGGAAGTTTTTACCGGACCGTATAGATAAGCTTTCATAGTGAAATCAAGATTCCAGACCATCGATCTGCGTTCTTTGAAATCGCCTTCGTATACGTCTTCAAGATTAACTCTATTCAGAACGACCGGTATGTCCATGGTCACATTCATCTCAGGAATAAGATGAACAGTAGTTGTCCAGTCTGGTGTGAAGTAAGGTAGAATCTGCTCTACGATTTTGTTACCATCTTCCGCATTCTTTACAAGTACGCTGAGCTGAAAGTTGATGTTGTAAGGAACTGGCATGTACTGATATTTGTTTTTGGACTTATCATCAGGATCTACTACTGCAATACGGTTGATTGTTTGGAGTTTTCTAGAACCGTCATAGTCGAAGCCAGTCATTTCGAACGCCATCATCGGTAATGGATACGTCGCTGTTGGACGATCAATATTGGGATCCTGGACCACACGAGACAGCATTTTGTCTTTTGGTCCGTATGTAATCGGAACTCTTTCGACAAGATTCACGTTACCATTTTTATCTGTTCTGCTGATGTAGATACCGTTGAACAAAGTTCCGAACAGGATAATGTATTTACGGATCGATGAGAAGTAGAATGGTGTTGATGAGAACATCAGATTTTGCCCTCACTGAAAGGATCTTTTTCGGTAAAGTCAATGAAATCATCTGATCCTACTGGAAAGTTATCAGTTCCTTGCTGAATCGTATCGTTTTCAGACGCTGGATTGATAGTTTCAGGTTTGTAACCCTCTACAACCAGATAGTTACTATCTTCATCAGTCAGATTGACACCCTCTTCGTCCATAATAGCATAATCAAGAATATTAACAGAGTAATTTTGCTGAATTGCATCGATCTCAGCGATACCAGTATTGAACTGTTCGTTACTATATTCGAAGAGCTCACAAGTCAACTCAAAAGTTTGCAGCGCACCAAACTGATAGAACATCTCGAACTTATTGACGAACTTGATCTGGAAACATTTGCGATTCAGTGGGAAGTAAATCAGATCGCCTTCGTTCGGTCTTACCTGATCAGTTACAATAGCAACTTCCTGATTGAACGTTCTCTGGGCAATGCTGAATACAACCTGATCGCGAATCTGCAAACCAAACTTAGACATGAAGTTACCATCACCAGTAAACCCATCAACCGATTTGATGTAGAGCTCTACCATGATAGCATGATTATATTGTGACGAAGCGTCTTCACCGAGAAGCTTATCATAGTTGGTGATAACGAGAGGAATGTAATACATGTCCATTCCGTAAATCTTTATTGACTCTATGATCAGATCCTCATACAGATTTTGTTCACCAGAAGATGAGAAGTTATTGAAAAATACGGAAGTAGCCATTAGGCTGCTCCAACAAAACCGAGAACGGTTTGCAGTAAAGGAACAGAAACGGCAAGACCGAATAAAATTCCGATCATATCCGTAACTGGAAGTGAATAACTTATGATCATCTCGCGTTCTAGCTCTCCGCGCTCGCGTATGGCATCATCGTAGATTTTCTGACCATTGAACTGAATACCGCCAGGAAGCTGCATACCAATAAACTTAGAAAGGTTTGCTCCCCACTGCTGCTTGATCAAGCAAGTAGCATAGCGAAGAAGCCAACGATCTTTCCATACGTCGGGAAATAATGCCGGATCGACGATCTGATAAGCTTCTACAA